ATTCTTAATTCAACATCACAAGATATTGACTATGAAGGTGCTTATGATAGAGATACTCGTGTTATCATTTGGACATTAACCTTTACTGTTAAAGGTTACATTTATGGTAAAATATCTGATGCAGGTGGACCAATTACACATTCAATTACATCCATCTATAATCAAATCACCGAAGATGATGTAATACAATTCACAATGAATCCTAATTCAGGTGTAGGAACATATCAGATTGGTGAAACAGTATATCAAGGTTTCTCTGCACCATTGGCAATTGCATCAGGTAAAGTAGTTTCATTTAATAATAACTTGTTACAATTAAAAAATATTAACGGCAATTTTGTTTCTAATTTGCCTATTCAAGCAACCAGTTCAAGTACCAATTATATATTTACATCATTCTCTCCTGTTCCACAAAAACTGGTTCAGATAGATACCACACCAATGCCAACAGATGCAAATGTAAATACACCTTACATTATAACAACAGAAATATCAGAGGCACCATTTATTGAAGAAGGATTATTATTGCCAGAGAATTTTGCTGGTGATGCATTAGAACAATTAGGCAGAGATGACCTACATATAGAACAAGAGAACCCAACAGATTTACAGTAAAGGTAATTAAAATGTCCCGCACATTACAATTTAGACGATACAACTCTGCAACCATAGCCAATACAACAGGTGCTAATGGTGAATTAATTATCAACTCAACAAATCAAACAATAACGGTGCATGATGGTGTAACACCTGGTGGGTATGCAACATTAAATTCTGTAACAGATAATAACATTGACCAATTTGCTCGCAATACGGCTAATACTGCTACAAGTGATATTACAATTATTCAAGGTGTTAACACGACACAAAATTCAAGTATTAGTATTCTTCAAGGTGTTAATACAACACAAAACACCAATATTACATCAGCAACTAGTTTAGCACAAGCTGCTTATAACAATTCAAATACAAAATTTAGTTCTTCTGGTGGAACAGTTACAGGTAATGTTACAATCTCTAATAATCTTAGTGTTACAAACAATACATTTATATCAAATACCGTTGAGGCAAACAACGCTATTTTTGATGGCACACTACTAACAGGCCTTGCCGCTAGAAGTTCTGTTACATTGCCACATTTGGTGGCACAGTTTGCAAGTAACTCTGCAACATACATTCAAACAAATTCACAAAATATTAATCCAGCGGGTTCTGCCGACTATGTTGTTACTGCTGATAACGGTACCGATACTGATTTTTATCTTGATTTAGGTTTACACAACTCACAATCTTACGATAAAATTTTGGCACCATATGATGGATATTTGTATGTGCAAGGCAGTACCATTGGCCAAGCAGGCGGCAACTTAATTATTGGTACGACATCCAGTTATGCTGGTTTAGAAACCAAGTTTGTTGCTGGTGGTTACGAAGCAAACAATGTTGTAATGAAACTTGGTACTTATGGTGCCAATGTTGTTGGTGATTTAATTGTTACTGGTGAAATCTACCTGAACAACGGTATTGAAAATGCTTTAACCTTTGACCAATTTGGTATCAGAGCCAATACTCAAATGACCTTGGGTGCTGAAAATTTTGCAACGGGCAACAACTCAACCATATTGTTTGATAAGAATGGTAGCGGTATCGTATTCAGATTAGAAAATACTACTCCTGTATCTAAGAATTGGGGATTCTATCAAAACAATTTATTGTTTCCAAACAGCACAACACAAACCGGTGCAGCGATTTCAATTGTTGAACTGAAAGCATTAGTAGCCAACTGTGCAACATATGCTGCCTTTCAGTCTGCAATAGCAGCACTATAAACAAACACTATATAATTATATGAATGACTTGAATAAAACTTTAGCAGATGTGTTTGACATTGCACCAATACCAGAAGATAAAAAAGAAAAACTTCCTACGGTATCGGTCAAGTATAATGAACCTGATTTAAAACAGGACCTCACAGACGCCTATCAACAATCAAAAGAAAATCTACAAGGTATTATTGACCAAGGCCAAGAAGCCATGGAAGAAATACTCAATATTGCCAAAGCAGGCCAACATCCACGAGCATTTGAAGTCTATGGTACTCTACTGAAAAACATGGTAGATGCCAATAAAGAACTTTTAAATATACAGAAACAGATGCGTGATATGGATGAAGAAAAGAAAAAGAATGCTGGTACCAATATTGATAAAGCTATCTTTGTAGGTTCTACTGCTGAACTTAATAAACTTCTCAAAGGAAAAGAATGAAACTTTGGGTGAATGTTTGTTTTTATTATGTAGAAGAACGGTTAGAGCAGTTTAAAGAAGTAATAAAAACATTATCTGATATACCAAATATCAAACTTATTATTAACAGCAATGTTAATTTTGATTCTAATTTGCCCATTCATGTGGCAGAACTAAATGACCCATATCATCATACATGGGAACACAAGAAGTATATGTCAGAATTCTTAGAATCAGACTATACACACTTTGCCTATCTTGAAGGTAATATTCGTGTTGAAAGAAAAACATTTGATTATTGGATAAAAACACGAGAACTCTTTCAACGCAATAATCTCAATTTTATACCTGCCACTCATCGTGTTCAAGTGAATGAAGGTCAAGTGTATTCTTTAGATTGCACACACTATCAACAACATCGGCCAACAATTACAGTAGAAGAACAGAAATTTATTTCTTTATCTGAACCATATCAAGGTATGTTTATTATGGATAAAGAACTGGTCAAAGAACATATTGAATCAGATTATTATAAGTTTGGCCAAAAAGGATCATGGGGTATTCGTGAGTCAGCCAATTTAGGCAATATGTTTGTCAATATACCTGTAGGATTTGGCCATAGGTATATGTTACCACTAAATAATTTCTCCGACACATGGGTTACACACTTTGGTACCAACTATCACGGTGATAAAAATTCACCTCACGCCAAGATAAAAATAGAAGATTTATTTCGATGAACCAAAAAGATTCTTACCGTGATAACCCCCTACTCAAAAAGGTAGGTGTTGACCACCAATATACCAAAGAACAGATTGAAGAATATGTAAAGTGTTCTAAGGATCCTGTTTACTTCTGCAAGAACTACATTAAGATTGTGAACGTGGATGAAGGCCTTATCAATTTTAATATGTGGCCTTTTCAAGAAGAAATGTTAAATCTTTTTAAAGATAATCGTTTCGTCATCACCAAATGTCCTCGTCAGGTTGGTAAAACTACCACAACAGTTGGTTACCTTCTTTGGGCAACTATCTTCACCGATTCTCAGAATGTGGCAGTTCTGGCAAACAAAGGTTCTTTGGCTCGTGATATTCTAGCCAAGTATCAACTGGCATATGAGAATTTACCACAATGGCTCCAACAAGGTGTGGTGACATGGAACAAGGGTAATGTAGAACTAGAGAACGGGTCTAAGGTTATTGCGGCCTCCACCAGTTCTTCAGCAATCCGAGGCGGTTCGTTTAACATTGTATTCTTAGACGAATTCGCTTTCGTCCCAAACAATATTGCCAATGAGTTCTTTAACTCAGTCTATCCTGTAATCTCATCTGGTAAGTCCTCAAAGATTATCATTGTTTCCACACCAAATGGTATGAATCTATTCTATAAACTATGGATGGATTCTTTAGAGAAACGAAACAATTACAAAGATTTTGAGATTCATTGGTCTCATGTACCAGGTCGTGATGATGCGTGGAAAGAAGAAACTATTCGAAACACCTCAGAACGGCAGTTTGCACAAGAGTTTGAAACTGAATTCTTAGGTTCGTCTAATACTCTTATCTCTGGTTATAAACTACAACAATTGAGGTACATGAACCCAATTGTAGAACACGATAAGATGAAAATCTATGAACATCCTATCAAAGAAGGTGTCAATGGTTCTCTAACCGACCACATTTATTGTATTTCGGTTGATGTATCGGAAGGTAAAAACTTAGACTCCTCGGCTTTCTCTGTGATAGATATATCAACCACACCATATAAACAGGTTGCCACCTATTCAAGTTCATCCATTTCACCCATATTGTTTCCAACGGTGATTGTTAATGCA